ATCGCCCGTAGGCAAGCCCAAGCCCGTTGCAGCGGTCTTGCCCCCGAAGTCGGTAGCGCCACCCAAGACAGTCCCGAAGGTGGCAGCCCCGCATCCGAACAAACTGCCTCCGAACACCCGTCACAAGACGGGCGCGCGGGGGATCAAGTGAGGCGAAAACGGTGAATGGTAGTCAACCCGAACGATCCGCACGTCATCCACATCTGCATGACGCTCAAGACGATCAGCCCGCCGTTCAACGAGGGGCAGGACGTTGAGATCACGTTCAAGATTCCCGAGTGCGGGGAGTTCAAGGGCGGGGGCTCGCTGAACGCGATCATCGACGCGCGCGATGCGCGGAAATGGATGCTTGGCGACCACTACAACATCAGGATCAAGCGGGCATGAGGCGGACCTACGACGTGATGCTGTCCTCGATCGAAGTGGGCGGGTACGTTCACCGCGCCACGATCGAGGTTGGCAGCGGCAACGACCGGCGATGGGTGGGGATGCGGACGGATCCGAGCTACCCGACGGCCACCCCCGACCCGGAGATTCGACGCCGGCTGTGGCAGGGGTGTGTCAAGCAGTTGCGCAAGGAGTTCTGACGTGGCGGATGACAAGGTCAGGGTGACGGTGCGGGATTGGGCAACGGAATGCGCGATGGCCGAGGCGCAGGACGTGTTGGACTCCCCGTTCCGGGGCATCGTCGCGGTCGAGAACGCGCAGACCCCGGTGGTGTACGAGTTCAGCAATGGCCGGCGCTTCCGGGACTCGAAGAAAAAGCCGGGGGTCGACTGATGCGTGAGTTGAACCCGGACGAGGACGCGGAAGTAACCAAGCTGATGAACGATCATCGGGTAGAGACGAGCCTGCTTCTGGTCGGGTATCGGGCCGGCATCTATGCCGGGTTGCGCCGCGCCCTGCTTTGCGTCCGCCGGGATCCGACGCAGCAAGCGGCAGCGGTAGCAATCACCAACGAGATTCAGGCGTGACGGCGCGGGGCGACACGGCGGAGTACGACCGCCTGCCCGAGCCGGTGCGGATGCAGTACACGTTCGAGGAGTGGATGTGGCTCTCGGACGCGGAGAAGGCGAACTTGGTTTCACGGGAAACATCGTTCGAGGACGGAGGCGCATGAACCACAAGCTCTGCCAAGCCCTGAACCGGGCGCGGCTGTTCTACCCGCCCCGCTGCCATGCCTTCGAGGCGTGGTTCGCGGTCAACGTCGCGTCACGGAGGAAATAATGGATCTGTCCGCCCTGCTTTGGCTGTTCATCGAGTTGATCCTGATCGGCTGCGCCTTCGGCGTCGTCCTGTTCATCGTCAGCGTTCTCCCGATCCCCGACCCTTTCAAGGGATGGCTGCGCATCGCGGTTCTGGTGCTTGGGGCCATCCTCATCCTGTTCTGGATCGTGTCGATCCTCGGCGGCGGCCCGCATCCGCTGTTCATGCGGAGGTAAGCATGGCGGAGATTCTCGTCGTCACCGATGCCGAGTTCCGTGGCGAGGTTGCCGCCAAGGAAATGTCGGACTCCGTTGGTCCGCTGTTGGCGTCGACCTACCCCGGCTATCGGTGGCGGGTCGAGGCCGACCCGAAGAACGGCATCGTCGACATCCGCTGCGAGCATACGAACTGCAAGTTCGGGTACACCCTGATCCCATCCCGGTACTACTCCGAGACGCAATGGCGCGCGGCGGTCATCAAGGCCGGCGGCGAGATCCTCGAACGCTTCAACATGAGCCGGCGCAGCTTCGACGCGGTCGATTTCCTGTCCCGTCCGCGCGATTTCGCCGGCCTCATTCACCCGGACCTGTGACATGCCCGACAACGAACACCCGCTCGACAATCAGGATCAGACCAACGTCGCGGTCAGCGCGACGGGGCCGTTGTCGGATCAAGACGCGCTGCGCTTGGCGCGCGAGGCGTTCACAACCTCGACCACCTACTTCGATACCGCGATCCGGGGCGGGCTCATCAACGACCTCCGCCAGTTCCAAGGGCAGCATCCGCAGGGGTCGAAGTACCTGTCCGAGAATTACCGGGCGCGGTCGCGCTTCTTCCGCCCCAAGACCCGGTCGGCGGTGCGCAAGAACGAGGCCATCGCCGCCGAGGCTTTCTTCTCGACGCAGGACGTCGTCTCGATCAAGGCGATCGACGAGGACGACGACATGCAGCGCGCGAGCGCGGAAGTCCTCAAGGAGTTGGTGCAGTACCGGCTCAAGCACAGCATCCCGTGGTTCCTGATTGCCTGCGGCGCGTATCAGGATGCCCAAGTGCAGGGCATCGTCTGCTCCTACCAGTTTTGGGAGTTCAACGCGAAAAAGCGCATCGACCGGCCGCAAGTCAAGATCAAGCCGCTCGAAAACATCCGCTTCGACCCGTCCTGCGACTGGTATGACCCGGTCGGGACGTCACCCTACTTCATCGAAATGATCCCGATGTACGTCAAGGACGTGCGGGCGCGGATGCAGACCCTCGATCACACCGGGGCCTCGAAGTGGAAGCTCATCCCCGACACCGAGATCATCAAGGCGACGACCATGTACAGCGACGTCGTCCGCCTGCAACGCGAACAGGGCCGGGTTGACCCGCGCTCGATCAGCGGCGCGATCGGCGACTACGCAATCGTGTGGGTCCATCGCAACATCATGGAGATCGACGGCGAGGACTACGTCTTTCACACCCTCGGGACCGTGTCGATGCTCGACACCCCCAAGCCCCTGCGCCAAGTCTACTTCCACGGGATCCGGCCGTATGTGATCGGGTTCAGCGTGATCGAGACGCACCGCGCCTACCCCTCGGGGCCGGTCCGGCTGACGTCGCAGATCCAAGGCGAACTGAACACCAATGCGAATCAGCGCATGGACAACGTCGCCTTCGCCATGAACAAGCGGTACTTCGTGAAGCGGACGGCGCAAGTCGACCTCCGCTCCCTGCAACGCAACGCCCCGTCGTCGTCGACCATGATGAACGACCCCGAGGGCGACGTGAAGATCGTCGAGACGCAGGACGTGACCGGCTCCGCGTATCAGGAGCAGGATCGGCTCAACCTCGACTTCGACGACCTCATGGGCGCGTTCTCGCAGGCGTCGGTCGCCTCGAACCGCAAGCTCAACGAGACGGTCGGCGGGATGAATATCCTGACCAAAGACGCCTCGCAAGTGACCGGCTACCAGTTGCGGACCTTCGCCGAGACGTGGATGGAACCCGTTCTCAAGCAACTGATCCTGCTCGAACAGAAGTACGAGGAGGATGACGTCGTCCTCGCGCTCGCCGGCAAGAAGGCGCAGCTTTTCCAGAAGTTCGGGATCGACGAGATCACCGACGAACTGCTCACGCAGAACCTCACCGTGGACGTGAACGTGGGCATTGGCGCGACCAATCCGCACGACCAGTTGCAGAACTTCATCCAAGGGATGACGGCCTTCAAGGACATGATCGCCGACGGCGTTCTCGTCCAGTACGGGGTCGACGTGGCGGAAATTCAGCGCGAGATCCTCGGCAAGTTGGGCTACAAGGACGGCAAGCGGTTCTTCCCGGACGACGGCGGCGATCCGCGCGTGTCGGCGCTCTTGCAGCAGATCCAAGCGTTGCAGCAGGCGCTCTCCGCCAAGGAACCGCCCGAGGTCATCGCCGCCAAGGTCGACAAGCTCAAGGCCGAAACCGAGCGGATCAAGGGTCAGCGGGTCAAGGAAGGGGTCGAGGCGCAGTTCTCCGCCGTGCAGACCGCCGAGGTCATCGCCGCCGTTCCGCAAGTCTCTCCGGTCGCCGACGCGGTCCTGCAAGGCGCGGGCTACCAGATCCCGAATCCGGCCGGGGCCGACCCGAACCTGCCGCAAGGCGCGGGCGGCGAAGGGCTCTCGGTCCAAGGCGTCATCAACAAGCGGACCGGCGTGGGCTTCACCCCGCCGGCCGGGCCGGGCGCAGTCGTCCCGGCACAGCAGAACACCAGTCCGGGCTCCCCGCCCATCCCCGCGCAACCCGCCTCGCCCGCCGTTGGGTTGGGGAAGGGCGGCGAAACCATGCGTCCCGATAGCCAAGGAGTCTGACCATGCCTGACCCCGTTGTTCTAGACCGCGATTCGCCCTACGCCGTTGTCGAGGGCGACGACCAAGGCCGCGCCTTCGAGCAGAACGGTGTGTTCTTCAAGCTCGACGGCAGCGAATGGACCGAGCCGGCCGGCATCGACGACCTCTACGTTTTGGGGCGGCGCAAGTTCGCCCGAGGGTCGCTCGAATACGTCAAGGCATCGACGCTGTCGCAAGACGTCGAAGTGACCGAGGCGGCGATTCTCACCGGGCTCGGCTACACGCCGGCCGACGCGGCGGCGCTCGGGACGGCGGCCGCCGCCGCCACGACCGATTTCGCTACCGCCGCGCAGGGCGAGGCTGCCGACGCGGCGCTGCCGGCGGCAGGCGGAACCCTGTCGGGGCGGGTCGACGGGACGATTCTCTCGGTTTCGGATGCGCTGATCCTGCCGAAAACGGCCGGCAGGGGGATGAAGGTCGACGTCGCTTCGCCCACGTTCCCGTGGAAGGATCTGATCGGCGACGTCTCCCCGAAATTCTCCGGCGTCGGCGCGCCGGTCCGCGCCGCCTTCCGCGCCGGCAGCGTGGCGAACTGGTTCTACGCGGCGAACGATCTGCTCGACCTGATCTTCCATGTCCCGCACGATTACCTGCCCGGCTCGGATCTGTTCATCCATCTGCATTGGGGCCACAACGGGACGGCCATCAGCGGCAGCCTGAACGTCGACTTCCATACCACCTACGCCAAGGGCCACAACCAAGCGAACTTCGGGGCCGAGATCACGGCGGCGCTCGCCGTCAGCACCCCGGACATCGCCACCGTCCCGCAATACCGGCATCGGGTCGACGAGATCCAGTTGTCGGCCGCGAGCCCGACGGCGGGTCAACTCGACACCGATGACATCGAAGTGGACGGCCTGATCCTCATCACGGCGGTTGTCACCGCCATCCCGACGATCACGGGCGGGACCACCAACAAGCCGGCATTCTTCACCGCCGACATCCACTACCAGTCGACCGGCGTCGGCACGAAGAACAAGGCCCCGAACTTCTACGGCGCATGACCGTGACCGAACCTTTCGACAACATCGACGATGCGTTGGAGCAACAGCGCGAGGAGCAGGAGCGCGCCGATGCGGCGGCGCGCGCCCGCAACTGGCAGCGCACGATCGACCTCGGGTTCATGGCGCAGCAGTTCATCGACAGCGAACTCGGCCGGATCATGGAGGCGGACGCGCGCGCCGAGCGGATCAAGCTCACCGAGCAGCACGTTCTCCTCGACCCCGACAACCCGGAGGATCTCAAGCAGATGCGTGACATCCGCTTCCGGGTATCGGTCCTCAACTGTTGGCAGGAGTTCTTGAAATCCTACGTTCAGAATGGGCAAGCCGCACAAACGCAGTATCAGGAATCGGGGCAAACCGATTGAAGTGTCCCGTCTGCACCTGTGACACGGTTCCCGCCGGCCGGGCGAACCTGAACAAGACCTGTGAGGATCACAAGTTCGGGTCGATGATCTTCCCGCGCGCGCCGCAGGACGTCGAGTACACCCGCTGCCTCGGCTGCGGGTTCGTGTTCTCCCCCGAGTTGTGCGCCCATTCACAGGACTGGTATCTCGAACACGTCTACAACGACGAGTACAAGAAAGCCGACCCGGACTACGTCGAGGCGCGCCCATTGGCGAACGCTCGATGGCTCGCCAACTATTTCGATCGGTCGAAAGAGCAGATCCGCCATCTGGACTACGGCGGCGGCAACGGCAAGCTCGCCGACATGATGCGCCGGCTCGGATTCAACTCGGAATCGTGGGATCCGTTCGTCGACGCCCCGCTGCCGGCGGACCGCAAGTTCAACCTCATCACAGCGTTCGAGGTCGTCGAACACGCTCCCGACCCCAAGGCGCTGCGCGCTGAACTCTTGCGCCACATGGATGACGAGGGCGCGCTGATCTTCTCGACGCTGACCTCGGATCACGTCGGCAACCATTGGATGCCGCGCGACTGGTGGTACGCATCCCCGCGCAACGGTCACGTCTGCCTGTACACCAAGGCGGCCCTGCGCAAGCTGTTCTTCCCCCTCCGCGTGTTCAATATGAGCGAAGGGGTTCACATGGCGGTCGGCTCTTTGCCTTCGTGGCTTGAGGGATCGCTAAAATAGCCCGCTAGGAGATTCGCAATGCCCCTGAAACCCGACGTTATCCATACGGACGCGCCGGCCGCCACCGAACAAGGCAGCCTGCCCGACCTGAACGACCCGAACGCATCGCTCTCCCGAGCCGACGCAATGGCCGTCATGCGCGCGCGCAGGCGCGAATCCTTCGTCGCGGAAATGGACCCGGTCGAGGCGAAAGACTTCCTCGCCGCCGCGCCGCCCATCACGACCGCCGACCCGAACGCTGACCCGGATGCGGATGCCGGCGATGCCGAGGCCGCCGCCGCGCGCGCGCGCCTCGAAGCGGCTGCGGCCGCCGAAAAACCGGAACCGATCGACGCCGGGCAGCAACTCGAAGCGCAACGCTCCGAAGAACTGATCCTCTCCGACGAGGATCTCGCCAAGTACAAGATCCGCACCAAGGTCAACGGCAAAGAGGAGTTCCTCACCGTCGACCAAGTCCGCGCCGGGTTCCAGAAAACGGCGGCGGCCGATCAGTACCTTGCCGAATCGAAAGCCCTGTGGGCCGAGGTCCGGCAAGCGCAGCAAGCGCAGCAAACAGCAGCACCCACCGAGAAAACCCCCGCACCCACCAGTACGGGGTCGGACGAGGCCGCCGATGGATTCGTCGAGGCCATGTTCCAAGGTGACACCGATGCGGCGAAGGCGAGAATCAAGGAATTGGTGACGGGGCGCGCAATGGCTACCCCGGACGACTTGGTTCGCAACATTACCCGCGCAGTAAAGCTCGACCTCGTCAAAGAGAGTGCATTGCGGCAGTTTGAGAAGGATCACGCAGTCGTGATGGCCGACCCGATGTTGAAGCGTGTCGCCGATACGTTCCTGCTCGAAGAAACAGGCGGAGTCCCCCTCGAAAAGATGGACCCCGAACTGATCCCCGAGATTCTGGATCGCACCGGCAAGCGCACAACGGAGTGGCTCGCCCATCTGCCGACTGCTGCGCCGGCTCAAGCGCGGGCAACCACCCGAGACGAAAAGAGAGCATTGAAGGCCGGTATCGACGAACTGCCCGCTGCGGCAACGCGCGCGGCATCAACGGTTCCTCCGCCCAAATCCCCAAGCGATCGGATCGCTGAAATGGCGGCGGCCCGAGGACAGGCGTTGCATCGGCCCTAACCCATCCCTTTTCATTTCAGGAGTTCGCAATCATGGCCGGACAAGTATGGATGACCGCCTCCCTCGGCGGCTACATGTACTCGGAAACTCTCTCCGACGTACTGCGCTTCGCGCTGCAACCGCTCGTCAAATTCAGACAGTTCGCGGACATCAAGGACGCGGCGGTGCAGGGCAAGAACAAGGGCGACACCTTCCATTGGAACGTGTACAGCGACGTCGCCAACCAAGGCACGACGCTCGCCGAAACGGCGACGATGCCCGAGACGAACTTCACGATCAGCCAAGGCACGATGACGATCGGCGAGTTCGGCAACAGCGTCCCGTTCTCCTCGAAGCTCGACGATCTGTCGAAGCAACCCGTGATGGAAATCATCGACAAGGTCTTGAAGAACGACGCGAAGAAGGCGATGGACATCGCCGCGCACGCGCAGTTCAACGCGACCCCGATGCGGATGATCGCCACGGGCGGCACGGCGACGAACGCGGTGACGCTGTACACCAACGGCACCGTGACCGGCACCAACAACGTCGCGCTCGGCAAGGATCACATCAAGGCGATCGTCGACATGATGAAGGAGCGGTCGGTTCCGCCCTACGTCAACGACGACTACATCTGCCTCGCGCACCCGACGACGCTGCGGACGCTCAAGAACGACCTCGAAAGCATCAAGCAGTACGTCGATCAGGGCTTCCGCATGATCCTGAACGGCGAGGTCGGGCGCTACGAGTCGGTGCGTTTCGTCGAGCAGACGAACATCGCCAAGGCGGCGTGGTCGGCGAACAACAAGTCGAATTGGGCGTTCTTCTTCGGCCAAGACACGGTCGCGGAAGGCATCGCCATCCCCGAGGAAATGCGTGGCGCGATCCCCTCCGACTTCGGCCGGAAGAAGGGCGTGGCGTGGTACTACCTCGGCGGCTACGGCATCGTCCACACGGCGGCCGCGCAGGGCCGGATCTTCAAGTGGGATAGCGCGGCCTGATCGCGTCTCCTGTCTGAACTCCTCCACGGGGGGTGGGGTACTCCCTCCCCGCTCCCCGTCTTTTTCGGAGCATGACGCGATGGCAAGCGAGTTCCTCGAAGTACCCGGTACGCTCCCGGACCACACGGCCGCCTCACAGCGGACGACGAATCTGGAAGCGAGCGGCTGTTCCGCCGCCGACCTCAAGCGCGGCTTCATCGAGCATCCCGTCGAGCGCACGTCCGTCTTTTCCGAGGATGTGACCGGCGAGAACACGGTTGGCAACCCTTTCACCTACGGCGGCTTCCTCGGCCGTCCTCCGGGTACTGCCCGGTAAGGAGCAACGCATGGCAGATCTCATCAAGGTCGGTCCCGCGAACGGCGTAACGCCGGGCGACGACCGCAGCTATCCGAACCGTGGGACGAGTTCCGGCCTCGTCAACAAGGGCGAGCCCTACGGTGCGGACATTGGCGTGAACGCGACGAACCGCCTCGGCGGATTCAGCGCGGACAGCGACCCGATGGCGAAGGAATTCGCCGATGACGAACGGCAGACGATGCCGGGCGGCCATCAACACAACGGCGGCCGGCGCATGGGCGGCACCGGCTCGGACGAAATGATGGACACGACGCCGGGCGACGAAGGCCGGGCCGGCGACCGGGACTGACATGACGTTCGACCCGACTCGGCCACACGGGATCCTGTACGGGACCGATGACGGTCGCGCCTTCGAGCAGGACGGCAAGTTCTACCAGATCGACGGTACAGAGTGGACTCCGCCGGCTCCGGCCGGCGAAGTCGCTCCGCCGACCGAGAGTGTCGCTCCGCCGGCCGAGAATGCCGCGCCGCGCGCGCCGCGCGCGCCGCGCGCGCCGATGCCGATCAAGGTGGTGGCGCTCGAATGATGGATCCCCGCGAAAAGGTGAAGTACGAGTTCGTGCGCTACACGCGCGGGGTTGGGCTCGATCTCGGGACCGGACCGCACGGGTCATTCCCGCAGTTCATCAAGGTCCGCCGCAAGACCGACGAGGAGTACATGAACTCGGCGGCGGCGTTTCTCGAAGTCGACCACTTCGGCCGGCTCGACTCGATCGACGACGGGAAGTGCGACTTCGTCGTGGCGGCGGCCGCGTTGCTCGAACAGCCCGCCCCGGTCGACTGCCAAGGCGGCATCGACTTCATCGACACCCTCTCCGAGTGGCTGCGCTGCATCCGGGTCGGCGGGCATCTGTGCATCTACGAGCCGGACTCGACGGCGCTCTCGATGCTGCTGCACGTCGCCAAGTGCGCGAGCGAGAAGTACCCGCTTGGCGTCATCCGCTCCGGGCAATGGGATGGCGGCGGGGTCTACATGATCCTGCGCAAAGAGGATCCCGACAGCCCGCTTTCATTCAGCGACTACTCCTCCATCCCGGACAACTGCAAGCCACCGAAAACGGCCTGCATCGTGCGTCACGGCGGCATTGGCGACCAGTTGCAGGCGGCGTTCCTGTTTCCCGAGTTGAAGCGGCAGGGCTACCACCTGACGGTCCTGACGACCGAGAAGTGCAAGGACATCATCGCGGCGGATCCGCACGTCGACGAGTGGTTCCTTGTCGATCACGATCACGTCCCGAACGGTGAACTGCCCGAGTTCTGGCGCACGATCGCGCGTCACTACGACAAGTTCGTGAACCTGAACGAAGCGGTCGAGGGAACCTTCCTGCCCCCGCCGGGGCGGCCGTCGCACGCATGGCCGCAGAACCTCCGCCGCCAGATGTTGAATCACAACTATGCGGAGTTCGCGGCCAAGCTCGCGGAGATACCGTTCCGGCCCGAGGGCGAATTCCACCCGACGCTTGACGAGGAGGAGTGGGCGGAGGAATTCATCGCCACGCTGCCCGGCCAGTCGCGCACCGATCCGCTTTACATCGTCCTGTGGTCGCTCTCCGGGTCATCGCCGCACAAGTTCACCCCGCATCAGGACACCGTCATCAAACGTGTCCTGACGCAACTCCGGCGCGCGATCGTCGTGATGACGGGGGATCTTGCCTGCCAGATCCTCGAAGTGGGTTGGGACGACGAGCCGCGCGTGATCCGCACGTCCGGGACGTTGTCGATGCGGCAGACGCTCACGCTCGCGCGCCACGCGAACATCGTCGTCGGGCCGGAGACGGGAGTCTTGAATTCGGTCGCCTATGTCGAGGACGTGCGCAAGGTTGCTCTACTGTCGCACTCGTCGGTCGAGAACCTCACGAAGCATTGGGTGAACACGGCCTCGATCGAAGGCAAGTCCGACTGCTACCCATGCCATCGCTTGCACTTCACGTCGGAGTTCTGCCCCCAAGACGAGAAAACCGGGGCCGCGCTCTGTCAGCAGGGAATCAACCCGAGCGTGATCTACTACCAGATCGACGCTGATTACACCGCATGGGTGCGGTCGCAGATGTTGATGAGGAGTGCGGCATGAATCTCGGGGAGTTGATCTCGACGGCGAAGGAACTGGCGGACGATAACCGAGCGTCCGGGCTCTGGACATCGGCTGCGCTCAAGATCTACGCCAACGAGGCGGAGAGCGAAGCGGCGCGCCGGTCGCGCCTGCTCGTCGACATCGTCACCGAGAAAGACGCTTACGATACCCCGGTATGCACTCACCCCGTTCTCAAGGGTGCGTATTCGATCACCCTGCACCCCAAGACGCTGTTCGTGCGCCGGGTGAAGGTCGCCTCACAGCCGTTGCCGCTTCCGGCCGTTCACATCCGCGACCTCGATCGACTCGCACCGGAATGGGATCAACATGCCGAGGGCTCGGTCGTTGCCTTCTGCCCGAACTGGCAGCCGAAAAAGATCCTGTTCTACAACGCCTTCGAGGCGGCCGACACGGTCAAGTTGCAGATCGTTCGCTTGCCTCTGGTCCCGATGATCGGCCCCGACGACTCCCCGGAGATCGACGAGTCCTATCACATGGGGCTCATCAACTGGATGCTGTTCCGGGCCTTCACCAAGCCCGACCCCGATACGAAAGACAAGGTCAAGGCGAAGGATTACCTCGACCTGTTCGAGCAGCAGTTCGGCAAGCGCAGTTCCGCCATCGACGAGACGTGGATTCAGCGCGAGCATGGGTACGACGAATTCGAGGGTCTGTTCTAAACCTATCTCGCAAGGGAATCTCACATGTCCAATATCCTGTACGACAAGGGCCGCCAACGGTTCCTCGAAGGCTCGTTCAACTGGTCGTCCGACACGATCAAGATCTACCTGATCGACACGGGCGCATACACGGCGAACTTCTCGTCGCACGAATACCTCGCCGACGTCGGCGCGGGCTCGCGCATCGCCGGCCCGGTCACGCTGACCTCCAAGACGACCACCGGGGGTGCCGCCGACGGCGCGGACGTCACGTTCTCCGCCGTGTCCGGCGTTTCGATCGAGGTCATCCTCATCATCAAGGACACGGGCGATGCGGCGACGAGCCCGCTGATTGCCTACATCGACACCGCGACCGGGCTGCCGATCACCCCGAACGGCGGCGACATCATCGTGACGTGGGATAACGGCCCGAACAAGATCTTCAAGCTGTAAGGAGAGGTCATGCCGCATTCCACGGGAATCGGCGCGATCTTCGGGATCGTGTCGGAGAACGGTATCGCCAAGAGCGGTGCGCGTGTCGGCCTGTACGACAGGTCGACGATGGGGCTTATCAGGACGACAACCGCCGACGCGCTCGGCGGGTACATGTTCAACGGCCTGAATCAGACCTCGTCCGATTACCTCGTCATGGCGCTCGATGACGATGGGTCGCCGGCAAAGAACGCGCTCGTTCAGGACTACATTCAACCGATCTCCGCGCACATGGGAGCGACTGCGTACTGCAACTGGTACGCGCTCGCCATGCAAAAGGATCCCTACGTTGTGTGGGAACCGCGCTATGTCTCGTCGATCCCGGTCTTGATGGCGCCGACTCACATGACGTCGTTCACGACCGGGACGTTCTCTCCAGATCAGGCAACCCTCACTCCGGGCGCGCCGGACGTTCCATCGGTTTTGTTCACGACCGGGACGACGTTCATCCCCGCGCGCACGCGATCGACCACCAATGCGCCGGACGGGACGACGACGACGTACTCGATGGAGTTCGTCATCGACACGACGACGTCGACGGCGGTCATTGGTCTACGCTGCAACGACGCCACAGACAATGGGGTGGTTTCGTCGTCGAATGCTTACGGCGCGCTAGGCGCGGAGTGGGTTCGCTCGACCAAGCAGATCAAGATCTATCTGAGCAAGGATTGGGTTGGATTCAACACTTGGTTCTGGAACCTGCTGCACGGCAATTGGGTTGGTGACGGCGGCCCATACACCTATACGGATGCCGGGTTGTCGGATGGCGCGCATCATTTCGTCATCACGGTGCAGATGGGCGTCACGATGAAGCTCTATGTCGACGGCGCGCATGTTTTCACGCAATCGCTTGTGGGCAAAGAAGCAACGCACGGAACTCCGCAAGGTGGGCTTACGCCGGGCATCGCCGGCATTTATCTGGCGACTGCTTCTGGCGGGTCGACAACGGGAAGATACGGCCCCTTGGCTTGGTACAAGTCGATCCTTACCGACCCCGAAGTAACCGCCCTGTACAACGCACTCATGGTCGGTTCGACGCCAGTCGTCACCGGCTATGTCCGTGACGTCGTTACCGATCGCCCCGGCGTTCTCGTCCGGTGCGATGCCGCGACTGTCAGCACGACAGCGGAAACCGAATACCTGTCACGCTCGACGCTCGGTCATTACGGGACGACCATCACGGTGCAGCAAGCATCCCCTGTGACCGGCGGCGTGATGACGTTATTCAACGGCGGCGTTTTGCATGGACTCGGACCCGGCGGCCCGCTGTGCAAGACGCAGAACACGATCGAGTTCTGGATCAACCCGGACACGGCCGCGCCGCCCGCAACGCGCACCATCATGTGCGGGCGGAGAGCAGACGACTCGACGTTCAACTGGAAGATCCAACAGGTTATCACGACCGGCAAAATCTCCATCACGGTGCGCAAGAGTACCGATGCCGATGAAACGGTCGCGTTCAACTATGCCCCGCCGGCCAGTACCGACACGCTGATTGCCATCACGCTCGACAAAGTCAACGGGTCAGCGAAGATCTACGCGAACGGCGTGCTGCAAGACACGCAGTCATTGCTCGTCGGGTACTTCTGGAATTATGCCGGCTACGACGACCGAGCCGAAAGCTCGCAATATCTGAACCGCATCCTTCAAGTGGGCGGGCTGCGGCATTCCAACGGCACGCTCTCCGAGCAGTTTTACGGCAAGATCTCGGAGATCGCCGTGTACCTGCATTTGGTCGGGGTCGACCGCCTGCTTTCGCACTACAATGCCCGCACCTTGACGTAGGTCCGCCATGACCCTACTCGTCTCGGGCGCAGGGTCAGGCGACCAGTCCCTCTACGGGACGCCAACCGTTGCGAACGTCGCTCAAGGCGCGTTCGCGGCGGGTTGGGATTCGCTCACCTTCGGTCTGGTCCGGGTATCGTTCGACTACCCCGGCCATGACATTGCGTTCGATTTCACGGTCGAATACTCGCAGCTTGCGAGTAACGTCCGCCTCGACTTCGACGCCAATCGCCCGATCACCGCCGTCGGCGGCGATCTGTTCGCGGCGTTCGGTACGGCCGGCATCGTCAATGTCGCCCAAGGCGCGACGACATCTGGTTGGGATTCCTCGTCGTTCGGGGTAGCGCGCGCGTCATTCGACGTCGCCGGCCATGACGTCTCCCTTGATCTGGTCGCCGCCTTCTCGCAGCCGGGCAGCAACGTCGGCCTGTACTTCGACGGAAATCCGCTCGTTTCGTCTCCGGGCGTCGGCCTTGAGGAGTGGATCGGGACTCACCTGATCTACAACAATGCTCGCATCGTCGAGCCGGTTGGGTCAGATCTATCGGGAGCATTCGGCTTCGCCATCGCCATCAACGGCGAACTGGTTGAGTTCGATTTCACCGCCGATTACACCGCGCCGAGCGCGGCGAACGTCCGTCTCGACTACGACCCAAACCGACCCATCCCGACCTTCGGGTTCGAGTCATGGGACTCCGGCGTACCGTCGATCGTCAACGTCGCGCAGGGGGCATTCGAGGCCGGATGGGAGTCGCTCGAATTCGGGCTGACGACGCGCGTCACGCCACCGTCGCGCTCGATGAACTTGCAGTTCGAGTTCCTCGATGCCTACTCCCCGGATACCGGGGCAAACATTGCCTTTGCCTTCGGCGACGGGGCCACCAAGGAGGTCCGGCCGGAAGGTTG